AAGTTTGCTTTACCGAATGCAAAATGTTCGGCAAACGTGCCGAGGTTATTAACAAGTACCTGCATAAGGGCGACCAGCTGTTTGTCGAAGGCAGGCTTAAGTTCGATAGCTGGCAGGCTCAAGACGGGTCAAATCGCAGCAAGCTCAGAGTCATGGTCGAGAACTTCGAGTTTCTGGGAAACAAAAAGCCCGCCGACGGACCGCCCACGGACCCACCGCAAGAGGCAGATGCCCGCAGAGTGCCCGGACAGAACGATGACAACGGCTTCGGATAAGGAGTGCGCCTACGGCGTATGAGTAAGATCGCTACCTACCCAGTCATAGCTGTAACGGATGAAGGCCCGACATTTTCACAGCCTCTCAGTTCGATTTTAAGCCGTTTACAGGTCGGTGGGGCTATTCGTACCCTCGGGCCGGTTGAGCACGTCACAGACCGACAGAGGGCCTGGTACCGTGGTATATGCCTACTCAGGCTGTCTGACTGGAACGGCGACACCGTAGATGAGTGGGATTTGAGGTTGAAGGCCGAATGCAACGGCGTAGAGCTGCTAAAAAGTGAAAAGATATATTTGGGTGTCGGCATGACTTGTACGAGATTGACTATCGTCGGCGTTGGTGTGCGGAACATGACACAATTTATTGAAAACGTGCTTTCGAAGGGGATTGAAATGAATTGGCCGATTTCAGCGCCGGATAAAGAATTAAGGAGATAATCATGTCTGAATTCGATGAGTCTGTAAACCGCAAAGCTATCATCAAGCCGTCCGTGGATTTGAGCGACGGCGGGTATAAGTTTAAGAGGTCTGTACCCTTTGACAGATCAGGCAGGCCCGCAAGCCAGGCTGACGCTCAGATGGCAAAGGTCTCTGAGATAAAAGCGGATCCACTTCACGATAAAATACTACACCTGATCCTAAAACACGATCAAGTAATGCAAGACATCATCGACCGCCTATCCGGGGAGATTAAAGATCTAAAAGAAAATAACGAACTATTAAAAAAAAGAAGAGGCGGAGAATGCAGCAAATGCGGCTCATGGGTATGCCCACCCTTGACATGCACATCCTGTAATGCCGGTGAAGATTATAAGTCTGTACTTCGTAAGACAAATGGTGATCTAACTATTCAAGTTGCCAGGCAAGCCGAGGAGCTCGAAGCCAAAGACGAACTAATCGGATGGGTGTGGAAAACAAGCGTAACACTATTTGAAGCGAAAGATCGATGTAAGAAAGCTCTGGAAGGATAATAATGATAACTAAAAAAGATATTGAAGAAGCAATGGACGGGCGCTTTGACGGTGTGGAAGCCTGTGAAATCGTCCGGGAGGTACTTGTATTGGAAGAGGAGATTAAAGCCAAAGACGGGCAACGCTTACCGACAATGTGCCTCGCCGGCGGCGAGCATCATTGGGACTCCACATGCAACAAATGTCACAGGAAGGTTTATTACAATCCAGAAGCGTCAATAGGGAATGAAGGAGCATAATGCCTACACGAATACATTATTGGAAATGGCTCCGCTGGGTCATGTTAAAGCTGCCGGAGTGGGATTGGGTAAATGACTTTCTATTCCCGGATGGCGAGGACAAAAACACCGATTGGTACGGCGAGCCTTTTATTAAGGAAAAGCCGAAATGAAAACAGACTCAAGACAAATAACAGACCGGGAATTGGAAAAGCTAAAACCATTCTCCGAACAGCACAAAGCAAGCCTTTGGGGCGAGGAGATGAACACAACGCCGACAATTGTGCATACTGTCTTTGGCAACGGACGTTCGCTCGTCACTCTTAGGCCGATGAGTACGCGACCCGATTATTATGTGATATTAGCCGACTCTTCGATAACGTCCTACGGGGATTTCCTGAACTTTATGCGAGAACATGAAGAACTTGTGTTCCAGGCAATCGAAGAAGAATACGGGAATGTTGACTGGCAATATGATGAGGACGACAATGAGATCGAAACACCTGGCGAATGTGAATGGAATGAAGGTGAGATGCCGTTGGATACGAGTTGCGGCTACACGACAGGGTTTTTCAATGAGCAACCTTTTGTAAAGGACTGATATGAGCAAGAAAGAAATTAGCGGCATAGAAATATGTATACACGCTGAGATTGTGGACGATGAAGGCTATCGCCGATGTATTGAATGCAAGTCAAAAACCATCCTCGTCTACCCTATAGGCCCGTGGACACCGGATGACGAACCGTTCAAGGCGGGTGAAGTTATAACGTGCGAAGAACTTGACGACATCGAAATCGGGGAAGTTACAGGCCACTGGTGTCCTACGTGTGAAATATTGACTTCTCTAACATATAATTTCCCGTGAGGATTGAAATGAGTAAGAAGCCACGCCGAAACTATGAACGTGATTGGCAAAATCTAATCACGAAGCTCTGCAATGAGTTGATTAAACTCAACAAACTACCGACGCTCACAGTCGAGGATATGTGGGTCAAGGGTGTCATCGTCAAGATACTCGGCGAAATGTGCGCACTTGACAGAGTCCACCCGGATTATCAAAAGCAAGTTGAATTCATACGACCCCTTTTCGAAGATTGAAATGAACGACATAAGCGACGAAGTCCTGCATAAAAATCAGGAGTGTCAATTCAACAGGGGCACGGGGGAGGCGCCATGCCCGAACCCACCGACGAGACTGCACGATATAGGCGCCGATGGGCTGGCTCTTTGTAAGGAGCCAGCCGAACAATTTCACCATCTTGACTATGTCTCGAAAAGCGGCTTGAATGTAGTTGCGTTGTGCACCCCTTGCCACACAAGCACACATAGGAGTATCAAAAAAGTAGTCGAGAGGACACAAAATGAGTAGTTGTGGCTTGCACTCAGGCACGGATCAGTTACAATTGGATAAAGGAATGGTGGTATATGCCCAACGATAAAGGGATAATGTTTTCACGCAACATGATTCAGGCTATAGATGAAAATCGTAAAACCCAGATGCGGCGACTTGTAAATAATCCCGGACGGTTAAATGGGCTGATGCTTGAAGGTGAAGCGCCTGAATGGTGTCCATACGCCGTCGGGCAGAAACTCTATTTGAAAGAGGTTCACTATCGGTACGGTAAGTGGGTGAAGAACGGCAGGACGAACCTTGCCCGCCGGCAGGCAGGGACTCAGAAGCAGGCGTGGCGGTTTGTTGCTCGCAAGAGCGGTGTCCTGTCGGATGTGTTCTTCGACGCCGGCGACGTATTTACTGTCCGGTCAAACTCCTACCGCAAAAATGGCTGGTACAAACGACCCCCTCTATTCATGCCGAAGAAGTTCGCCCGCAAGTGGTTTGTGACGACGGCGGTGGGGTGCGAGAGAGTGCAGGATATAAGCGAAGCGGATGCGGTAGCGCAAGGCATTAACGCCGACGGTTGTTGCCGGTGTCCTGACGACGTGGCCGGCGGAGTGCGCTTCTGTGTTCACTGTAATTTGGCACTACATGACATAGTTGACGAGTTCCGCATTCTCTGGAACTCCATCCATGGCCCCGGAGCATGGGAACGCAATGAATATTGTTGGTGTATTTCATTTAAACGCATCGACAAACCGTAATGCCACTACTGTCCCAAGACGGCAGAGCAATACCACCACCTTGATTACATATCCAAAGGTGGATTCAATGTAGTTCCTGTTTGTATTCCGTGCCACAGAGAGTTGCATGAGGAGTTTAAACTTACATGAGCACATACATTAGACGTAACGGGTGGGAACAGGGGCCGCTGTGTTTGAGTCCCGAGCAATGCAGACGGATCGAAAACTATCTGCGAACGGTCGGTTATGACATTGATCGGTTTTCGAAGTTGGTATGGCCTGACGAGGCCGTGGCGGCGTATCGAGAGCATCCTTACGCGCCATGGAAGTTTACGTTAAAGAGTGACGTGCGCGCGGCAAAAATCAAGCGGATGAACGAACGGTTATGGGTCAAACGAGAGCAGGGCCGGACGGCGGTCAAGTGTCTTTATGTGTGGGTCTTTTACTGTCCGGGCATTTCCGGCATATTCGAGGGGTTGTGGACGTATCTCGTGGGAATTGGCAACGAACAGTATCACGGCGGCGGCAAAAAAGGTAATTTGGAAGGTAAGCTCCTGGACCAGGTAAAAGCCTTATTGCCCATAGAGAATCCCCGGCCTTTAATACCGCTGCATCATCAAGACTGGATGCGTTTGTTCGTAAAGAAGTACGAACGTGGTAAGTGGTGTGGTAGAGTTCAGGGCAAGGCCGCCGTACGAGCCAGGATTGTCGGCGGGCAGGTACGTGAGATTATTGAGTCGGTGGAATGGCCGAGAACTCGCTCGACACTACCTTGCCCGCCGCGGCGGGCGAGCCTGCCGGCAGGCAGGGATGAGGATTGAACTATGAATTGGTTGAAAAGACTTTATTACCGATATATGGCCGGCGCGGTTAAGAATCATTGTCCATTGTGGCATCACGGACGGCAGCTTCGCCCGCCCCGCAACCTCAACGAAGCTATCTCGAGCATTGAAGTAATGGTAAAGCCGGCTGATAAGGCCCGCATTTTGCAATGGTCCGAGGCCGAGTTCATCGCAAAAACTCACCATAATCTCGGTAGACTCATACGCAGTCAGTGGGGACTTTGGGACGAGAACAGCCCGCTGCACAAATGGTTCATGCTGAGTCGAATCTGGCACGCGGACGATATGTCGGGGATCATTCTGACCAGCTATTACCGGCACATACACGACCAACCGCTAATGCTTAAAGACCAATTCGACGGCTATATAGAATATTGGGCGAAAAATGCCTTGTGAGTCCCTTCTTAGAATACGAGGCCGTAAGGAGATTGACATGAAGAATCGAAAAGAGAAGAAACCCCGACTAACTCCTAAGATGAAACAGGCCGTCACCAGCAGCTACAAGCTCGGGATACTCGAAGGTGAGAGGCGTTGCGCGTACAGGCTGAATATTTTGAACAAAATCAATCGGCACCTGATGGACGAGATTGTGAGGTTGGACAAAGTAAAGCCGGTCGACAGTATAGCAATTTCCGTCGCGATTGGCCGAAAAGATCAAGGCTAATGGATGAACTCATGGACTTAGCCGACACAGAAGCTTAATACGCCGGAGGCGTATTGATATGGCCATAACCGGAAAGGAAAGGATGCAGTTAGCCGCGTTTCACGCGATATACAAGCGATTCCGCAGGGCTGAGAAACGACGCTGCCGCGAGGAGGACTTTGCGGAGGCAATGGTCTTGACGAGTGACGACGTTATGCATGACGTGGATCCGGAATTGGTCAGTCAATGGCTCCGGGAGTACGATAAAAGAGGTAGACGCCGGTGCGTGGATAAGCCGATATGAACAAGATGCCTGAACACAACTGCCCGGAAACGGGGATCCCCGCATGGTGCTACCATATCACCTGTGAAACCAGGGTGTGTGCGGACTCCATCAGGCAGCATTACGAGTTCAAGCTTGCTACGTCAAATGCCGTGACAAATCAAAAACTGCCGGGTTTGAAGAAACGATTGACGGACGATAGGAGATTAACATGATCCGCACACTAATAATCGCCCTGTTCGCTGTAGTAGCCATAGGGATTGCTTGCTGGGCTGTCAGTAGCCAACCGACCGTCCCTCTAAGCGTTTACACCCCTGACCCCGAAAGCCAGCCACAGGCGATTCTAGGGAACATAAGCGCTTATTGTCCAGGTCCATGCTGTTGCCAACAATTCAGCGATATGATAACCGCTTCGGGACATAGGATACGTTATGGAGATCGAATCGTAGCAGCCCCATCGAATACCCCGTTCGGAACTATAGTTGAGATTGAAGGCTATGGGCAATTCACGGTAGAAGATCGCGGTGGAGCAATTACTGACAATAAGCTCGACGTTCTTTTTTACGAGAAGTCTCAGAATCCAAACATGACAGATATCGAATGGTCACATCAGCAAGCATTGATTTTTGGAAGAAAATATTTGCAGGTAAAAATTGACATTCTCTGACAATAGTGTATGGTTACATCATGCTTGACAGGCACATCCAAATCGAAATAATGCGGTTCGCGGGGTTATCCACGCCTGTCAAGCGGCCCCGCGTACCGCTCTTATGGAGATTGTATTATGAAACGGATACCACTTAGTCAGGGCCAATTTGCGATTATTGATGATGAAGATTATACAGAAATCTCACAGTACAAATGGTATGCACGTCTAAATCCACATACTCAAAGCTATTATGCACAGAGAAATGTGCTACTAATAGATAAAAAGAGAACAGTGATACAAATGTCCCGCTCCTTACTTATGTTGTGTTATGGGGATAAACGACAAGTTGACCATATCAATCATAACACATTAGATAATCGACGGAAGAACCTTAGAATAGTAACAAATCAACAGAATCATTTTAATCGGAAAGCAGCTAAAGGATATCATTGGAATGTTCAATTCAAAAAGTATAAGGCTAAAATTACATTGAGCGAGCATGATACTTTTCTCGGATATCATGATACACCTGAATCTGCCCGCCTTGCATATCTTGCTGCAAAGGAGAAATACCATCGTATATAAATATTCTTATATTTCAAGATATTACTGTTCTGTGACCGGGACGGAATCTCAGGCCATCAAAGGGCTTTGAATTGGGGACGACATTATTTGGAAATAACGATAACAGAGAGGAAATAAAAATATGAAAACAGAACAAGAGATTAGAGAATTAGCCATAGACATTGTTGAAGGTAAAGTTTATGGAAGCTGGGAAATAAAGGATGTCGAAGATATAAAACTTGTTTTTATGGTATTAGCATTTTGTGCCCCGTCACAACTCAAGGAATTAGAAGCAAAAAAAATAGAGCATGTTTATGAATACCTTGATAAAGCAGGTCCGCGAAGTATCAATAAAATGCCGTCCTTTTTTAGTATGCAATGTCTTACAAAAGATGAGACTCTTGCGTTACTCCCTTTGATTAAGCAACTGAAAGAACAGAAAGATAGTTTTCTATCTGAAACTACAAAGGTCATATAAATAAAAAACGGGCCGCACCACGGCGACCCGTCCACAGGAGAGACCCCTCGATAAGGAGGAGTTATAAGCCTGCTCTGATTTCTCTCCGTTCAATCCATGCTGCGATCATCTTAGCGAGGTATTCATGTTCACGTTTTCCCAAGTCCATGCGTAGTCCGAAGTGATCAGGCGGCAAGGTATCTTCGTCGCCGTGACGAAGGAACTCGAATAGTTCTTCTTCAAGGTTCACGCAAACTCTCACATTCTAACAACCAAACGTACCGATCCCACGGGACTAGGGCAGCTTCATACTCCACCAGCAAAGTATCGCCCGCCTTAACGTGCCGATCTTTCAGCGTGGTGCTGTCTCTGTCGTATGAGACGGTTACGCTTGGCGATGAGCCGCATCCGGCGAGCGTCCAGAGACTTATGCTCAACAACATGATCGTTGCGCATAGCCTCAGTGAGTAAGTTGGTAACGTCAAGGATTTCATTGTTCAATTTCTCGATTTGAGCCCATAGCTTCTCCGCTTTAACCTGCGGAGTTTTAGTTCTGAAGAGGCCCACCAAGAAGATGATCCCCTTCAGAATTATCAGTAGTATCTTCATCAGAAGTCAAATCGCAATCCAGCCGCCACCATATTCTCGTCATTCTCATCGTTATGAATGTCACTCAGCTTGCCGGTGTACTCTTGTGCCAAGCGGCCTTCGATGACGAAAATATCCCAATAGATAGTGCCGACGATGGGACCGTATAATCCTCCCTCCCCGCCATCCGTACCGACCCTGTAGCCGACATAGGGCTGGCCGACCCAACTGCTCGGATCGCCATCGAGATGATAAATCCCATACATGGCGTAGGACTCCGGCCTGTTGCGAACACCGCTATAGTTTACTTCAATCCCGCCTTCGACATCTCCCGCTTTCTCGCCATTGCACAATCCGAAGCGTGTCGTGTAATCATTCTGCGGGTTGTCGAGATTACTCGCCGCCATGCCCCACGCCGTAAAGTGCTGGTTCTCATTACATCCCGCCGCCGCAACAAGCAGCGACACAATCAATACTGTCATCCATCTTTTCATTGTACTTCCCTTTCAATAAGAGGTTTCGTTTCCTTGTCCCTGTCCAACTTAAACTGACACCATACGCCAACGACTCCGAGTATAGATATGCCGCCGATCTGTACCCCTTTCAGCCATAGCTCCGTCTCAGGAATTACCATACTGGCAATGAGCCACATACCCATGATAACCACCAACGCCTTTCGGGAGCCGTACTTGTCGATAATCTGTTCGATAACATCAAAGTCAATCTTCATGTCTTTCTCCTTTAACTATTTTCCAAATCTTGTACTCTTTTCATAAGAGCAGCCAATTCTTTTTTGGTTATATTTGCAGGTCTGTCCTCGTCGGCTATTACTGGCGGCGGTGGATTGTCGGCCAGTATTTCGGCTGGGGTTTTTTCTACGACTTTCCCACCGATAATCTTCTGAGTACGGTCATCAGCGATTCCTTCAATCACAAACTCGCCGTCACGCGCTTGAGCTTTTACCAATTTCGCAGGGCAATGTCCCGTCTTCACAATCGCGCCCGTCACGTCATGTACGATATAGCTTTTCATTTTTTCACCGTACTCAATACTAAACTACGCCGCGATACCTTAATATCCGTATCACTCGCCTCCATTTGAACTGAATATACAAGGGTCGAATCAGTGGGCGGTGAGTCCTCAAAGGATACAGCAACGTAAGAGCCACCCTGAGCTACTATAGGAATTATAATCGTACTGTCCCATACTATGGTCGCTGGCGGATTGTCACGACTAATGCGAAGCCTCTCAAAGTTATGCGTTAAGGACGGGTCTTGATTGTCGAGAACTGCGGTAAAAACAATTCGCGTAGGATTGCCACTAACGGCTGCTATTGTTGCGGATTGAATTTCCCCTAATGCGACCGGAACATCTATGCTTCCGGCCGTATATGCACTTACGGGCACTGTCACAGCATTGTCAGCTATTTGTAAAGTATCTACGGTCAAATTTGCAATCTGTGCTCTGGCCGCCGTTATCGTCCCGGCCTGCATGACCGCCGCATGTAAAATCTTTCCGGAGTTCGCCGGGAAAGCAGTACCGCCGTCGTTTATCGCCATGACCCAGTAACCGGCTATGTAAGCAGTGGCAAATACATTTGTCGATCCGAAGACTGTCGGCGCGGCTGGATTCCAATAGACATATTCATTATCCGTATTGTCAGGACTAATTTCATAAGTCGCCCCGGCAATGTCCAGAAGTATCGGGCCACTTGCCGTAGCCGACCATGATATCCTGCCTCCGCTCGGCGAATTGTCATTCCACGTCAGATTGTACGGCATGGGATTGTCAACGAAATACTCAGTGACCTCGCTGGGCGGTCGTTGCAGGTAATATTGGTTCCAGTTCAAGGCCGCAAGCCTGCCTGAACTCACCGGCGTGCCTAATGCCGCTACAGCTATCGTCGGGGTGGCCGCATCGTTGTCATAGATTTCATCGTGATATTCCGAGCAGATAATCTTATGCTGGAAGTTCCCCTCTGAGATAATTCCTACAATTCTCTGCTTCTTTGAGACTTCGGCCGTCGGCCCAAAGGCGTACATATCGCCCTTCTTTGGATTGTAGTCCCATGTATCGACTATAGTCACCATGTCCCCGTTGATGTTGCTGACGGTGTGTTCCTCGACAACATCGTTGCCCGTGGCCGTATCCGTTCTGCGAATCAGGATAGTATTCGTTGAGGTATTATGTTGGGTGTTGTCAATTTGAATCTGATTGTCATCCGGTACGGAGACTATCTTCCCGGCTGCGTTCCACGGGGGGACTACATTTACAACGTCGCCACGCTTGCAGACTATAGCATTGACGTGCGTTAAGAACGAAGACACTGACAGTATCCGCCTGTTTTTCTCCATATCAAACGCCAGCATACGCCACGCCTGCCCCGTGCTTGTGATACCCTCGCCGCCGATAGATGCGATCTTTTCCGATGTCCCGACGTTGGGATTATTGAAGCTGATGGGCTTCATTGTGTAATTCGCATCCGCATCGAGGTATGACATATTGACTTCCACAGCCCTATCGGCAAGCGGCAGCCAGTCCTGCCGGAAGGAACCGGGAGTCATATTCGCAGCGGAGAACAACTGCACCGGATCGCCGACCCATATCTTGTCTAGTATAATATCATAACCACGTCCTACTGGAATGACTTCGGCTCGGCACATTCTGGCGACTGTTTGAACGGCGTCCCAGACGTTCGTATCCTTTTGAAATTCACCGTTAAATGCAAAGCGGTCCTCCGTCGATCCCTTACCGTCGTCTACTGGATCATCGAACCAACTGGCGGCTGCATTCCAATTAGCCAAGAATGGCGTGAGTCTCGCCGGGTCGATACCGTCAAAACGATTGATTGACCACGGCGTTGCTCCGCCGTCACCGTCTATTACGGGTCTGGTGAGAATGTCCCACATGACCCACGCCGGATTACGGCTGAATTGCAGCGTCCATGATGACCCATTATAGGTATTGATGATTCTCCCGTCATGCACTACGCTCACATTCAGACGCCCACTAAACTCCTCTCCTGCCAGGGCCGTGACCCCCAGCTTGGCGATACCCGGATGCTCGAATGCCTGTGTGATTATTTCTCTAATGGCGACAACGGCGACGGTATTCAATACCTGTGACGTTGCAGAATCAGGCGTGATCTTTGTAATCTTAATGTCGTACTGCTTGCCCTTTGTTACTGTTTGGGCGGAGCCGCCGCCGTATGTCCCAGTGTTAACCCATGTCGTTTTCGTCGTGGTTGTAAACAGTTGAAATGTACCCTCCGTTAGCGTACCCCAACTTTCCGCTCCCTTTTCAGAGATTTCGATTTTGAACTGCACAAACGCCCCTGTCTGCTTGCCGTTGTTCTTGTAAGCGTGACCTTGATAAGCTACAGTGATTTCAATTGAATCGAAATCATCGCTCGGCGTCGTCCACGTATAAGACCCGCCCGACTGTTTTACCTCTCGTTCCGGCCGGTATTCCAATTTCGTAGCCGCTCGGATAGCGGTCTGAGTCATTAGACCAAATCGTTCCGTAGTGGAAATACCGGAGAAGTTCGCTATTTCTCGATTGTCTATTTCTATCGTATTCGCAACGATACCCTCGCACGGTCCCGTACCCAGTGCAAGTTCGAGATTGATTTCTTCCTTTGGCGGGCTTGCGGGGTCAGGAACACCGACAACTTCGGTCCAGGCCGATATGATATTGCCATATTTTCTTAACCGTCCGTAGCTGCGTGGTACGTTAATTCCTTGCTGCTGGACCGTCTGTGGATTCCATGAGTAAGTGGGGTTTATTTCCACAGGATCGGACTTGTCGGGCTTTGGGCCTAACGCCTTGATTATATACGCCGTACCAATTGAGATGCCCACACTTACTGCAATAGACCACGCTGCCCCTCCAATTGAGGCTGCCGTTGCAAAGTTAATAGAGACGCTGCCGCCAACCGCTAACACATTGGCTAATGTAGCTATCGCAGCACCGATTCCAGCCTCCGGCAGCGGTATCAGAATGACTTCATCGCCGGGCTTCAATCTCCGTGACTTGACTTGATCGGGCGTGAGGAGTATCCCGTTAAGCCTGATTTGAATATTCTCGACGTTGGGTATAAAACGGGCCTGCAAGTTCTTCACCCGCTGGCGTCGATACGGAACAGACTCTATGGTCCGGTCCTGATAATCGAAGGGATTGTTGACTCGAATTATCTTAACGGGAGTCATACTTATAGAATCCCTCACAGAATAAAGACCACAATGGATCGTCCAATCGTGAAATACACACACCGCCTTTCTTGATCGTGTGGATGAATTTATTCATATCTTCCAGCACCGTACCGACGTGCCAATGTAATTTTCCGTAGTCGTCTTTGATTAAGAATGTAGCAATTGCCCACGGCTCCGCTGTGTCTAGCTTAACAAAGTCCCCTCCGTTCCGGACGTGAACGAATAGGGCGTTTCGTTTATCAAGTGCATCGGGGACGGGAAAAGAAGGAAGCTCTATACCGACGCGACAAGCAACGAAACGAGCAAGTCCCCAGCACCCGAACATATTCGGCCCTGCCCCATCGGTACGGTATGGCTTGCCGATTATATCAGCGAATGAAATCATGCGAACCTCACAGTCTTAGACCTCAAAGCTATCTGCCCGCCGAAGCGGACCTGATTGCCTTTTGTGAAGCAGTCCAAATATGTACCATTGCATACCGTATCGGCACCAGAATACCCACACTCAAGACCTCTAAACTGCTTAACGTATCGACAGTGGTCTGCATAGTATTTTCCATCCGGGAAGCTCTGTAGTAACGGATTCGGCGCACCGAGAACGAAGGCAATAAAGTCCTCAGCCGCCGACGTACTGATAACCGAAAACTCCATCGCCTTAGCCGACATGTCAATATCAATCGCACCGGCGAACACGGGAGTCGCGGTGACTACCGAATCAATAAGCCCGTTATAGTCACGAACGAAGGGATGGATAATCTTTACTAAATCCGCATTTGATACCGTCAAATTTCTTCTTGGTAAAGCTCCACCCGCTACGCTTTCCCACGGGCCGAGATTGAAATTACACGCCTTATAGAGATTTGATTGATATGTAAGGTCGACGTTATTATTGACGAAGTAAACCGTCTCACTGACAGCCTGATTATTAGCTACGTCGAAAATCCGCGAGACTTCATCGGCGGGTAACGCTTGACTGAATAGCATCACGTCATCAATAGTTCCGTCGTAATAATCGTCTATTGGTGAATCAGACGATGAACTGGAACTCTGAGACGATGATACGGAAGAACTCGATGAACTAACTGAACTGCTGGAGCTCGAAACGGAACTGCTGGAACTGCTGGCACTGGAAACTGAAGAACTGCTTGAGCTAGTCGCAGCCTGTGCATAAGCTCCACGAGCCCAACTGTCAGTTATGTAAGAATCGTCTATGATGTCGGTAGAGAACAACCCGCTACCGGGATCGTTGAGTGCTGCAACGAGAATGTTTCCGCCGAGAACGGGAGTGAAGTCTCCGCCTGCCGCATTGGTAAGCTCATTTGCCCAATTGCCGCCCGAAGGGCCGTTTGAATTAGTTCCATCGCCGTCGTCGGAGCAACAGTAATCAATAGTTATCGTACCATTGAAATCATTGCCACAATTGCCCGCAATACAATTTTTAACAGTCATCGTACCTGCATCATTACGCGAATAACCGGTAGCAAATCCGTATACATCACTGTTATAGACATTCATTGTGACGGCTAAATCGCACTGAAAACCTATGCCCCTCGCAACACTAGAAGATAGTGCCGTGCAATTGTAAAACGTACAAACTCCTCCTGCGTTTCCCGATTGAATATAGGCAGTTGCATTTGTCGTGCCATTATAAATCATACTAACAATACAGCTATCAATCCTGTTATCTGAGCCACCTGCAAGCATGTTACTAAACCTGATTCCATGCTTTGCGGATCCACTAGCGTTAGTCGCCTCTGCTTGTATTTTTTTTACCCTAACGTAATTCCTTTTGATATGTAAAGCGTGAGAAATACTCGTCTCTATTCTGTATACAGTATTGTCATAAATACCATCAGAAGGAAAATCAGTTCCTATAATTTCTATGTAATTATCGGCCCCCACTGTCCATCCTGAGTCCATAACCACACTTGTCGTGTCAGCAGTTCCACCAGATGATCTACACTGAAACGTGTACTGTTCATTACTAGCTGTAATATCCTTTTTTTCTGTATCTTGAGCTGTTTGAAGTGACGTGTAAGCATCGGTCCAGCTCGTACCGTTAGCCGCACCTGTAGCGTCGGGATCGACATATACAATTACCTGTGATGCGGGTGTCCCCGATGAACTAGAGCTTGACACGGACGAACTTGATGAGCTGTGTGAACTGGATACCGAACTGCTCGAACTGGAAACGGAACTGCTCGAAGAACTGTGAGAACTGCTTTGACTCGAACTTGATCGGGAGCTACTACTGGAACTTACTGATGAGCTGGAACTCGAAACTGAACTACTCGAACTGCTGGAACTGGACACCGAACTGCTGGAACTACTGGAACTACTAGCACTGGAAACGGAGCTGCTGCTAGAACTATGACTCGAACTTGAAACGGAACTGCTGGAACTTGAGACGGAACTACTGCTAGAACTATGGCTTGAGCTTGAATGGGAACTTGAACTATGACTGGAACTCGACCGGCTGGATGAACTGCTTGACCGGGAACTGCTTGAACTCGAATGACTCGACGAACTATGAGAAGATGAGCTATGCGAACTGCCTGAGTCAGTCTTACTGGCCGCGATAACAACATCGACCGCAGACGTATAGCTTGTAAATGTCACTCCGGACGTGTCTCCATCATCGCCCGCATCCAGGGGAACCTCGGCACCATTGACATAGATTCTTTTCCCGCCGACCCCGGCTATTAGAGAGTCAGCTACGCAAGTGATGAGAGTCCATTGCGTAGCCCCGTTCGGGAATACGGCAGCGTTCGTCGTCGCTGCGTTACCGGAGTTTCCTTCACTGCCGTAAGTAAAAGAGATTTTGCCAGTGTTCAATAATCCTATAGTCACAAATGAATTAGAGCCGGTTATATCCAACGAATGAAATATGTATTGTGTTGCCGCAGGCTGTCCGTCGTCAGGCTTGACCCAAAGACTGACCGAAAAACTTCCTTGGAGTGTCGATTGAAACGGATCGCCCGTCCCCACGTAGTCGTCTACGCCATCCGTCGACAGGCTTACCCAAAAGCCTAACAAAAAACCTTCTTTGGAGTTTGGATAGAAACGGCCCCCCCCCCCCCCCGTGCCCCTCTCCGCTTTGAAACTAAAACCCCCCTTCCCCTTCCCCCGCCGTATTGACATCTTGGGTATTGTCCCCGCCGACAAGGGTGCCATGATGCACGTTCCCGGATGAATCAATGACATCAGTTGTTGCAAGATCATCGTCCAGCTTCCAGTGAGCTACAAGTCCGTTCGGAACCCACGCCCGAGAGAAAGTCCAATCGAGGAACCAAAGCCAGGGGGACGAGCTCTCCTCGCGGTTCTTTTCAGCATCAATTATAGGATCGACTTCAACGGGCATATATATCTCTTGCTTTTGTCCAGGGGTTGTGTATAGTGAACAAGCCGCATGTAGAGGTTGGCTCCACATACGGCTTTAACCACAATCTTTTACAAAGGAAAAGAACATGGCTGACAGCATCGTAACAAAGACCTGCTCGAAATGCGAGAAGAACAAACCACTGGGTGAATTTTGCAGGAACCGCACTAAAAAGGGCGGTCTCGAAACAGCGTGCAAAACATGTGCGAGTGCTTATGAGAGAAGTGAGGCTGGTAAGGCTCGTCAAAAACGTTACGCGGCTACAGAAAAACGTAGAGTTACCCGACAACGTCACAAATCCAGCGAAAAATGTAAGGCCACACAACAACGTTACGAAAGAACAGAAGCAGCGAAGGATAGCCATCGGCGGTATAATTCTACAGCAAAAGGGCAAATCAGTAGAGCTAAGATAATGAAACGTCATCGAGCCACAGAAAAGTACAAGGCCACCAGCAAACGTTATCGCACACAGCACCCAGACCAGAATAATGCTAGAATGACCATAGGGCTTGCTGTCAGGAGTGGCACACTGCCACGAGCATCCACCCTCTTTTGCCACAACTGCGGCGAGCCAGCACAGCAATGGCATCACCACAAGGGCTATGCCCCAGAGCATCGGCTTGATGTGATCCCTGTTTGTAAAAAGTGCCACTCTCATTTGCATTCGGTCATGTCACATAGTATTCGATTATGATTGAGAAGGCCGGCATATCTGCCGCGGCTCCTTGCGTCACGCTCAACATAAGATGCTCACCGGCCACAAGACTCGCGTTGCTAATACTGCCGAGGTCCTCGTAATCGCTGCTTGGCGGTTGTGGGCTCGTGTCGTAAGTCTTACTGACCAGTGCATTGGAAGCATCATCCTCGACTAATATCACTACGGTATTTGCATCGTCAACCCCGGCAGGCGCACCTTCTGTCAGAATACCTATAGAATTGATCGTTACTGCTTGCGGACTGACGAATATTGGCCTGTTTGTAATATCTGCATTCGCCGCCAAGTCTTCTACTTGCACTAATGCTTGTTTCATTTTATTACTCACTTTCCCGAAGAGTTCCACTTCAATCCTATACAAAGGCCCGTCGCCTAACCGAACGGTATAAATGACTGGCTTTCTGTATCGCACATTCCAATCTTGATCCGACCACGGATGCCTGAAAGCAAACTCAGAACCGCCAACGTTAACTGCATCCATGTGGTCGTCAATCAGAGTCTTATCAGCCTCGACCATCAGGTCGTACATGAACGTAATTTGTGTTGGCGGTTTCGCCGTGAATCGTGGCCTTGTAAAAACCGCACCCGTTACTAACCCCGACCGTACTGTCGGATCGACCAGAGCCGTTTCCCGCCATGATTCCGGGATCGGACCCCTGCTCAATGTTCTTGGAAATGGCTTGCCCATAGTCTACCCGAATACATCTCTCAGTTGACCGCCGCCGAGTGCGTTTTGAGCGACGACGGATAATATTAAGTCACGGCCCTGGCGCTCCTGTGACTCTACGCTAAGCGGAGTGCCTGAATTGTTATTGATTATTACGTTAACGCCGCCGCCGTCATTGTTCACCCCTGAAAATGTCTCGCCCTTGTGGACAATGGCTAATCCGGTTTTCAAGACAGAACCGCCTGCATCTAAAGTCGGGGCCGGGCTGAATAGACCTTTGAAAACACCGGCTACACCTTGCGCCAAAGGATCGGTTACTGTCTGCCTAAGAACCGACCGGGCAATGTCACGGCCTAATGCCTTAATTGCATCGCTTGCCTTACCCGCCCCGATGACTACTTCCTCGAATGCCGTAGCAAAACTCTCCCCAATGCTCTCGGCGATTCTATTGAGTCTTTCGGCCCTGCCTAACTCATCTAATTTCCTGTTGAATGCGTCGGCGGCGGCAGTAGCAGATTTCGTATTCTCACCGAACGCTTCCATAGCAGCAGATTGAAACTCGATTGCTTGCCGGGCATGTTGGCGTGGCCTCTCAAGTTTACCAAGCAGCTCAATCTCCATATCGACTTCGCTGATGATTTGCTTCATCCGTGTTTGGCCGGATGACATTGATTGTTTGCTTAGCTTCTGGCGTCTTTCTGCTTCTTCTGCAAGAACTTCTACTGGTGTTTTACCTTGCCTTTTACGAGAGCGTATCCGCGTCTGGTGTATCTCGAAAAGTCGCCCTTGCTTTCCATCTTCAAAACGAGACATAGCTTCTATTTGTTCTCTACTTAGGCGTACTAATTCACGTGTACGTACCGCAGGCGATTCTAATCGTCGCCGTCTTAGGCCGAAAGCTAGTCCTAATGTGTCTGCTTCTTGGGTATTACGCCGTGTTCCTGTAGGGCCAGGTAAGAACCCTGGCGTTTCTCTCACGTCTTTTAGAAGCTCTCTGACAGGGCCTGTATAGGCATTGTCTATTGCTTTAAGAGCCTTCGCTATAGCTGTCAAT